CTCTATTCCCAGGTCATGCTCTGATCCACGAGACCTGTCTCCAACCCCTTACACGCACGTTCTTCTACGTCGACCACCCATTTGTCCATAACAATGGAACCAGCTACCTTCAACTTCCACTGTGCGGTTCTATACGCACCAGTACAAGCCAAAGGCAACTGCCCCCATCATAGACCGGCACACGGCCGGCAGGATGTTAGTTGCTACTTAGTCGTTGGTAGGACGTTTGTGTGAAAAGGCTAGGACAGCGCTGTGTTTCTATCTGCAGCGTGCCTGTTCGACCACATGGACACACTCATGGTCAGCCGTCAGCAAGCGCCGCTCTTCCGTCAAACGGTAGAGAGCAACGTCCACTATAGTGCACGGCGTACGCACGAGCTGAGGGTCAACGTGCCCCACGGGCGCGGTCGGATCCATCCGCGCCCTCTTGGCCACAAAGCACTCGAGATCACTCACGAGTGCGTCCAACATCTCCCACTCGCGTGGCGCCCTCTGGCCACGCCCCACGAGTGTGAGGTAAGGTTCCGGTTCCGGCGGCTCGTCGGTGACAGGGTCCAAGGCAAGCTTCTCTTCGAACGTTTGCACCCGTCTCTTCCGACAATGGAGGCCCTTCCACGCGCAGTCCCAACTGACTACGTGGGAGCCAAGGCCCAAGCCACCAAGCCCAACAGGATTCATAGGTTCGAGTTCGAAGGGTGTCCACCCTTCCTTCACCATGTCACGGCAGACCTTGCGCATGTTCCTAAGCATGACCTCCTGCGCGCGTACTTTCATTCCGCGAGGCAGACGGTCAAGCGAGTCCCAGCGCTTTTGCCAGTCCAATGACATGGAGTCTAGGGGCGTGTCGTCAACAGGCGACGTGGCCTTCCCCATTTGACTCAAGAACCCATGGTTGACAAGGGGTATCGGATTTCCAAGTACAATCCGATCACGCACCCACTGTACACGCATCGTTTGGCTATTCACTTGAGCCAGCGATTCGTGCAAGTACGCCTTTCCAGGCGACAACTTCCAGCCCACCGCAGCAAGGAGCTCGACCCAGACACTGTAGACACGCAAATCCATGCGTGCGACGATGTCATCCCCATTAATGGCCATAGGGAAAAAGTCGAGACTCTTGCCCCACCAACGATCGTATGCTATTTGGTACGCAAGACGTTGGAGGGCTGCGTTGATAACGCAGAGCACTGGAAAAGACAGTGGTGACCCCATCAGCTGACCCCTCCGCTGGATAGCCTCTTTTTCGGCATCCCAGTGGAGAACCTGAGCTCCTAGTGCCGCTCTCACTAATTTCGACAAGTTCTGGTCGTGATTCACGAAGGCCGCCCAGCGGACGACATCCGTACACTCCATGTACAGGTCATTAGTCGACTGTTGGTAGTCTCCCGACGAGATCAAGCGCCATTGCTTGGCGAACTCGCTGGGTCCAACGTTCAATCGAGATGAGAGCCACGCCGCATTGTTTTCTTGGCGTGTGAGCCTGAACACCTCAAAGCCTCTCATGCCCTTCCTCATGTGATCGAGGATAGGTTGCATGTTCCCGTAGAGACTAGGGGTGCCCGCACTGATCGTGCGGAGCTTAAGGGGCTCGTAGATCATGTAGATCTGACAATCTGCGAGCTGGTCGGCTGGCCAATCCTGATCACAGGAGGAGAACGCAGCTTCGTGGTCGAAGCGGCGCGTGGAGAGGGTTACCTTCTCGGAGCCGTCCCATACGGACTCCAGATCAGCTCTTTCTTCAAGTAGCTGAGGCCTATCGCGTATCATAGAGCCAAGTATCCCTCCGGTCCAGCGTGCGGCGTGATAGCCCGCATTCTGGCTCGGGACGTATGGAGTAATGTCTACCTTGCCTACTTGGTAGCCGAACACCTCGGAAGTCGTTTCTATCAACGCGTCAATGATCTGATCGCGATAGACTCCCGAAATGTCAGTTCTTTTCGACATTTGCTTCAGGTAGGTTTCTACATTCTCCTCCGTATCCTCCTTCTCCATCGATGGTGCACCGCGCTTGACGCCCCCAAGCCAGGCTTCTCCCAGCAGCTCCGCGGGACTGTAAGGACAGTCACGTCTCGCACGCCGATCACGCAGCTTCCGGAGAAGCCACGTGCGGTAGCGGGCATTGCCGAGATAGCCAGCAAGGTCAAGCATCCCCGTCGTCGGACATTCGACGTCGCGGGAGTACCCAGAGATCCACACTGTATGGAGCTTCATCTGTTTGACAGAGCATCCCATCCAGTCTAGGATAGTCCACCTGAGTACCATTGACACCATTTCCTCCTGCCGGAACCCCGGGAAGCCCTCGATGAACGCTTCGTCACAGATCGTCTGAACGAAGCGCGCACCGCGGGCAACCCTCCTGGACACGAGACAGGTCCATGCCTTCTCGTTATGTGGCACAATAAGTTTTCTTCTATTACCTTTGAGGAGGTGCATGTGAGGAGCCAACGAGCTTACTCCATACTTCAGCACAACACGCTCACCCTGATCGCCCTGCTTACGCGGGACCGTTAGAGTGACCGGATTGCCGAACACTTCACTGAAGAACAACTTAGGATCATGCGAGACACATCGGGTTAGTCTGATGCGATCGCAGGGCGTTACCATGCCCTGTACAACAGATATTGCTTGTTGAAGCATCTGTAGGCCTAGATCGTAACGGAGAGACGGCCCAAT